AAATCAAGCGGTTTGATTTCACTTGGCGGGATGACCCGCGCAAAGACGAAGAATGGTATGCCAAGAAGTGCGCCGAGTTGGACAACCCCATCATTGTGGCACAGGAACTTGATTGCAGCTTCACGGCATCCGCCGAGGGTGTCATCATTCCGTCACTATGGGTGCAAGCGTGCCTTGACGCACACGTCAAGTTAGGTATCAAACCCACGGGCATCAAGCGTGGTGGCTTGGACGTGTCGGACCTTGGACGCGACAAAAACGCCTTTGTGGTGCGCCATGGCATCCTAGTGCCGCATGCTTCACAGTGGACCGGCAAGGAATCCTACATGTCCGAGACAGCGGAAAAGGCGTTCACGTTGTCGGATGATTGGGGCTTGTCTAGTTTCCTGTATGACGGCGACGGCATGGGCGCCGGCACGCGCAGCGATGTGAAACGCATTTCCGACAATCGCGCGCTGCAAAAACTGCGCCCCGTGGTTGCCACGATGTACCGAGGCAGTGGCGCCGTGCATGACCCCGAAGGCTATGTGAAGGGCACGGACCGCAAGAATGAGGATTACTACAAAAATGCCAAGGCGCAAAATTGGTTCCACGTGCGGGACCGCTGCAAGATTACCTATAATGCAGTGGTCAACGGGCTGCCCTATGACCCCAACATGATTTTGTCGATATCGTCCACGTGCCCGGAGCGGCAACGGCTTATGGCCGAACTGTCACAGCCGGTGTACAAATCAGACAACGCGGGCAAGATGTTGGTGGACAAACTGCCGGATGGGGCGCTGTCGCCCAACCTCGCGGATGCCTTGGTCATCGCTTTTAGCCTCGGGTACGAACCCATGGCAATCAGCGACGCGGCCTTGAATGCTTGGGGTCCGCAGATACGGGAGTGACGCGGGCCGGCCCCCGTGATAATCTGCCCCCAAATCGCACAGGACACCTACCCATGTTTGACCGCTTTAAACGCGCTTGGCGGGCCTTTAAGGGCACCGACGTATTGGCCCCCACCGCAGCCCCAAAGACGGGCGGCACAGGCGTAGGCATCAAGGAAAGCACCCTGCGCAAGATTCTTGACGCGCTCGTGGTGGATGACAAAAAGCCCCCGCAGGAATTCAAACTGCCGGCGCTGCCCCCCGGTGTGCGTCCCACCAAGGCGCAGGTTCCGTCCGGTGACAAACTTTTCTTGGCCATGGACAGCACCGGCCGGCCCGAGGAAATGTTGGCGTTGGATGACGGCGGCAGCTTCCAAGTGCCCGCGTTCGGTTGGCTAAATGGCTTCAATCAATTTGGTTGCTCGCTGTCATTCCCCGGCTACCCGTACCTTGCAAACCTCACGCAGATTTCCGAGTATCGCGCGCCGTCCGAAGTTATCAGCACAGAAATGACGCGCAAGTGGATGAAGCTGGTTGGCAAAGGAAAAGCCGACAGCAAGGCCAAGATTTTGGAACTTGACGAACGCATGAAGGAATTGAAGGTGCGCGAGTTGTTCCACCGCTCGGCTTGGTATGATGGCGTCTTCGGCCGTGGCCAAATATACATTGATATCAAAGGCCAAGATGATGAAATGGGCCGGCAAAAACCTTTGTTGATTGACGACAAGGGCGGAATTGCAAAGGGCAGCTTGAACAACTTGCAGTGCATCGAACCGTATTGGACAACGCCCGCGAGCTATAACGCTTCGTACCCGGAGCGCAAAGACTTCTACGTACCGCAGTCGTGGTACGTGATGGGCCGCAAAACCCACACCACGCGGCTGTTGATGTTCCTATCCCGCGAAGTGCCGGACATTCTCAAGCCGGCCTACAACTTCGGCGGCATGTCCATGTCGCAGTTGATGGAACCCTACATCAACATGTGGTTGCGCACGCGCAAGAGCGTCAATGATCTAATCAATATTTTCTCAATCGTCAGCCTTGCCACCGACATGAACGCCACGCTTGCGGGCGGCGACGGCGCCGACGTGATACGGCGCATGCAGCTATTCCAGCAAGCGCGCAGCAACGGCGGTGTGCTGTTGACGAACAAAAACACCGAAGAATTGAGCATGCAAAATGTTCCCTTGGGAACATTGGACAAGCTACAGGCACAGGCTCAAGAGCACATGGCCGCACCGTGTCACATCCCGCTTATCAAGCTGTTTGGCGTGGTGCCCACGGGCTTGAACGCGACGGGCGAAGGTGAAATACAGGTATGGTATGACTTCGTGCGCGCGTGCCAAGAAAACTTGTTTGGCCCGCAGTTGGACATTTTGTTGAAGGTCATCATGCTTGATTTGTGGGGCACGATTGACGACAACATCACCTATGAATGGGTACCGCTTGACGAACCCACGGCGAAGGAAAAAGCCGAGGAACGCAAGAGCGACGCGGACCGCGACGGGGTTTACATTGACAAGGGCGTGTTGGACCCCAACGAAGTGCGGGGCAAATTGCAGACGGACCCGAACAGCGGCTATGACAACCTTGTGGGCGATGCTCCCGAACCGCCCCCGCTTGAGGAACCATCGGTGGACCCGACAGCGGAAGCGAGCATGGAGCATGAAGCCGGCGAAGGTGACAAGCAACGCGAGCATGAAAAAGAGTTGGCCACAATCAAGGCGAAGGCCGCAGCTTGACGCTGCGGTCAACTCCGTGGCAGGATGCGTGAGCGTTAAACCCATAAAGGCAAGGTGACATGGCGAAGACAAAGGAAAGTGCGCGGCAGCTTACGGACGCTGCGGCAGCAACAATAGCGGCCCCCAAGGTTGATGAATTGACCAAGGCGGACCCGTTCAAACGGCCCAAGGGCACCAAGCCCGATGGCTTCACGGGTGATAAACCGGGATTCTTCCGGGGCGCCCGCGTCCGTCGATAACACCACATCGGAGCAAAACACCACATGGCGAGCAAGGCAAAGAAGACTCTTGAAGATTTCCGAAAGGCCCATGATAAAAACTTCATCATTCCCGCAAAACTCAAGGCCGCGATAGCGAAGCTTGGGAAAGACGGTTGGGAATATGAGGCCGCTTTTATTCAGGGCATTCCTGTGTCCACCACGGATTGTTCCCGGTTTCGGGAGAAGTTTGAAAAATTCGTGGTGGTGGTAGACGGTGGCCGCAAGAAAATTTGGTGCGGCTCCGAAGCGTTGGCAACCCGTATGCGAGAAATGGTGTAACCCATGGCCATCAAAACCTTTGACGATTTCCTAGCAGCACATCATCCGTTGGCGCAGTCGTCAAAGGTCCATGAGGTACACGCCAACCCGGCGCCGCGCGGCACTAAGCGGTTTCTATTCACGTCGGCGCAGAATGGCACGCCCGTGCGGCCGTTGGTGTGGCAAGCCATCTTGCGCGCGAAAGAGTATTGGGACGCGCATCTGTCTGTCATCCAACTGCGCTACAAAAACCCAACGTCCATGTGGTCCCGCTCGCAGGAAGACAAGGAAACTTGGGACGCGGCCACGAAGCCGTATTGGCTTAATCAGCGCATGGACGTGAACCGCAACCTTGTGTGCGTCGGCGGAATCAAGATTGTGCCCACGGCTACCAAGCCATTGTCGGGCTTTGAAGCCTTCACGGGCGGCGAATCCACCATAGTGGGCCACACCCGCTATCAGTTCAAAACGGTACCTGTGCCCGGCAGCGCCATGGCCAAAATCATGACCACCACGGGCGCTTGCACGGAACCGAACTACACCAACTCACGCGCGGGCGCGGGCGGCGAATTCCACCATTGCTTCGGCGCTGTGTTGGTAGAGTTGGACAAGCACGGCAAGTTCTACTTGCGGCATTTGAATTTCACCGGGGACGGAATCGCCTATGATGCCTCGGGCGTCATGATTACCCCGGAAGGCGTGGAGCCATTCAAGGGCGCCGCTGCCCTCGCATTGGGTGATACCCACGTGCGCTTCCGCGACAAGGGCGTGGAGCGTGGCACATTCGGCAAGGGGGGCTTGGTAGAAACCTTGCAGCCCGAGGCCATCTATTGGCATGACGTGTGCGACGGCTACGGGGCCAACCCGCATCATGATGGCAACCCGTTCAACGAACAAGCGAAGGCCCTAAGCGGCTTTGACGATGTGGAAGGGGAAGTGCGCGAGGCCGTCAACTACGTGGCCCAAAACACGCCAGCCTATGCCACGTCATACATTGTGCCGGACAACCACGGCGACTTTTTGCGCCGTTGGATTCTCAAGAAGGATTGGCGCAAAGAAGTGATGCCGATTGCTCGCGCGTTCTACCTCAAGACGGCGTTGGCCATGCACGAATCCACCAAGATGGGCGCCGGGGGAACTGAGACAGTCAGCCCGTGGGCCTATTGGGTGGAACACTTCATGGATGCCGTTTGGGACCGCACGCGCGTGCGCGTCAAGTGCCTATCCGGCAAAGGCGGCGAAGGCTCCGAGGTTCACGGCATCCAAATGGATATGCACGGTCATGCCGGCCCGAACGGGGCGCGCGGCTCCATTCAGAATTTGAAACGCATTGGCCGCAAGTCGGTCATAGGCCACAGCCACAGCCCCGGTGTGGATGAAGGCTGCATGCAGACGGGTACGTCAAGTTTGCTGCACCTTGAATACAACGGCGCCGGCCCGTCTTCGTGGCTGCACGCGCATGCCGTCGTCTACCCGAACGGCAAGCGTCAATTGGTCATCATCATTGACGGAAAATATAAGCTTTAAACCACCACCGACGATAGGAGCAAAATCAGTGACGACAGACAAACCGTATTATTTGGCGGGGCCTATGAGTGGCTACCCCCAATTCAATTTCCCGCTGTTCTACAGCGCCACGGCGGCATTGCGCGCGGCCGGCTACAACATCATTTCCCCGGCCGAACTTGACGCGCAGCACGGCGTTGACAAAGAAGCGTTGGCCAGCACAGACGGCGACGCGGCCAAGCTGTCGCAGACTTGGGGCGACTTGCTCGCACGCGATGTGAAGATAGTTGCCGACACCGCGCAGGGCATCATATTTTTGCCCAATTGGTCGAAGTCGCGCGGCGCAAAACTCGAAGCCTTCACGGCTTTACTGTGTGGGCACAAGTTCGGCATGTACTGCGAAGGCTCCAACCCGCTTGTAGCGTGGGTCAAGTCGGAAGCGGTGTTGGCTGGCATCCACGGGAGCATGCAAGTATGAGCACCGAGACAAAACCATCCAACCCGAAAGACGCCATTGGCAGCAAAAAGTTAATGGTGCATTTGGTGCCGTCAACGGCCATTGCATATATGGCACTGGCCTTCACCGAGGGTGCCGTAAAATACGGCAAGTACAATTGGCGTGTGGCCGGTGTGCGATTCTCAATCTATCTTGATGCGATGTACCGGCACATCATGAAATTGCAGAATGGCGAAAACAAAGACGCAGTGACAGGCGTCCCGCACCTTGCTAGCATCATGGCTTGCGCGGCCATCATCACGGACGCGTTCCACTACAACAAATTGACCGATGACCGGCCCTATGTCGGGGAAGATGAAGCGGGCAACGCTGCCGGTTTCGCTCAATTGTTGGACGTTGAAATGGCGAACATTTCGGCAAAGGTCAAAGAAGTCTTCAAGGATTTCAGCCCGGAGCAGTTCACGATAGGATGGCAGGATCATGCAAACGACACGCAAGCCCCGGCGCCGGCTCCAACCAAAAAAGGAAACCGTAACCCTAAAGGCAATTCACGCAAACCGAGGCGTTGAAGCTTGGTACCGTGACCAATTGCAAGACTTGGTGAAGCGTTGCGCCGCTTCGATGTTGACCCACATTCGGGCGACACTCGAAGCGGCGCCCCCGGTCACAGGGCTTGGCATCGCCCATGACGGCAAATCGGCATCTGTGGCAGTCAAGAAGACATTGACGAAGTGGTCACGCAAGTGGCAAGCCAACTTCAACGATTTGTCCACGGATTTGTCGCGCAAGTTCGCAGAAAAGAATTTCAAGGTTACCCAATCGCAGTTCATGGGTGCGTTGAATGAAGCGGGCTTTTCCGTCGCGTTCAAGCCCACCCCCGCGAGCCTTGAAGCCTACCATGCGGTCATCGGTGAGAATGTCAATCTTATCCGCAACCTCGGGCGCGAAACCCTTGACGACATACAAGGCGCCGTGTGGGAATCGGTCCGCCAAGGCCACGACATGGGCACGCTGTCCAAGGAACTGCACGAAAAATACGGCATGAATTACCGACGTGCGGCGCTTGTCGCCCGCGACCAAAACAACAAAGCCAAGGCTGTCATTGAAGCGGTGCGCCGCAAAGAATTGGGAATCAAAGAAGCCATATGGATGCACTCGGGCGGTGGCGTCACCCCGCGCCCCTCGCACGTGAAGGCCGGCAAAGACAAGACGCGCTTTGATATCTCGAAGGGTTGGTATGACCCCGATATCAAAAAGTGGATTTGGCCGGGCACGGAAATAAATTGCCGGTGCGTGTCGAAGGCGGTAATTCCCGGCTTGGATGACAGCTTTTACTAGGTAGCGTTCCCGAGGGAACATTGCGCCGGCTGGCGTCGGGCGGTATCCTGTGGGCATGCCACTTGCCACCGGAAAATCCAAGGCCGCTATTTCGGCCAACATTCACACGGAAATTGCTGCGGGGAAACCCAAAAAGCAAGCGGTGGCGATTGCCTTGCATGAGGCAGACGACATAGATTTGGAAGACGATTGCGCCTTGGATTCGGCGCCAGCGTTCGCGTTTGACCGCAGCATGCGCACCATAGATGCGGACGGCCACATGCACGTAGAGACTTGCAATATAAGCAAGGCCAACGTGTGCCCGTATTATGGCCGGGAAATTCCGAACGGTGCCGAATTGGGCTTGGACTCCGGCAAAATTTATTACCTGTATCGCGACGCGGCCGAACTGCAAGCCGCTGCCGCGAGCTATGAAAACAAGCCTTTGATGATGCAGCACATAGCTGTTTCTGCCGAGGCCCCGCAAAAATTCTTGGTTGTTGGAACCGTCAGCAACGTCCGCTTTGAATACCCCTACCTCAAGGCATCCTTGGCGGTGTGGGACCAAAAGGCAATCGACGCTATTGCAAATGGCGAACAAGAGCAGTTATCATGCGGCTACCGTTATGTTGCGGACATGTCGCCGGGGACAACTCCCGATGGCGAAAAGTATGACGGGGTGATGCGGGGGCTTAAGTGCAACCACGTGGCCCTAGTCGAAGTTGGACGCGCAGGCCCGGACGTATTAGTATCGGACGAACTACCACAGGATTTCACGCACATGAAAATTTCCGCACTTGTCAAAGCCCTTGGCCCGGTACTCGCCACCGATGCGAAGCCGGCCGATGTGTCCGCCCTGATTTCAACCGTTATCGCGCAGGACAAGAAAGCGAAAGATGACGCGGTGGAAACCACGGGTGGCGTGAAGCTGGAAAAGGGCGACAAGCCCGAGGGCAAAGACGCTGCGGTGTCTGTCAGCCCCACGGACCCGGAAGGCACGAATGACGAAGACCCGGACGCGGAAGTGGACGCGGATGACGAATTTCCCGAGAAGCCCGAGGGTGGCGCGGAAAAGCCGGATGGCAAGCCGTCCGCCAAAGACAAGAAGGGCAAGGATAAGGCCATGGACAAGAAGGCAATGGACGCGGCCATCGCGGCAGGCGTAAATGCCGGCCTCGCAGCGGACCGCGCGTTGCAGACTGCGCGCCGTGAAGTCGAAGCCATCGTGGGCGTTACCGCCTTCGACAGTGCCGGCGCAACTTACGGTGCCGCACTCAAGAAATTGGGCATTGCCACCGATGGCGTGCCATCCGAGGCTTTCGGCGCCATGCTGCGCGTTGCCCTGAATGCCGGCAAGCAAGCGGCCCCGGCCCTCGCAACTGACTCGGCGGGAGCCAAGTCACTGCGCGAAGCTTTCCCGAACTACAACCGTCTTTCTCGCTAAGGAATCGCCAACATGGGTTTTCAAACCGTCGTCAATGCACAACCCGCCCCGGCCGTCGCGGGCGATTTTGCCTCACAGAATCCCCGGCACAACACGCTTGCCGCTGCCGGCCAATTGGTTGCGCCTGCGGGCGGGCTGATTGTCGGCAATTTCTTTTTCATCAATCCGGCCACCGGCCTGTGCTCGCAGTCCTACGGGAACGGGTACACACAGATTGCATTCCTCGCGCGCAACTCGCAGGGCCTCATTACCCACTTTCTCGAAGATTCGAGCATGCGGGTTCCGCAGGGCTTCATGGTTGTGGGCTTCGACGGCGGCGACTTCTACGCCAAGTTTGATTCCGGCATCGCGGCCGGCGCCACCGTCTATGCAGACGAAGTGACCGGCGCCCCGTCGAATATCGCCACCAACTCGGTGACGGGTTCGGTTGGTTTCGCGGGCACCGCGAGTTTTGCCACCGACGTTATGACCGTGGTCACGCAGACTGCGAACAGCTTGATTGAAGTTGGTGACGTGGTTACCTCGGCGGGCGTCACGGCCGGCACCACGGTTACCGCGCTGTTGTCAGGCACTCCCGGCGCAGTCGGCAGCACCTACAGCTTGAGCACCACCCCCGGCACCATCGCCACGCAGGCAGCCACCACGGCTTCCAACGTGCTGAATGTGACGGCGGTTGCCTCGGGCGGGCTGTCGGTTGGTGACACCATTTCGGGCACCAACGTGACCGCAGGCACCACGATTGCCAGCATCCTGACGGGTGCCGGTGGTGTGGGAACCTACTTGCTGAATATTCCGGGTGGCGTGCCTTTCCACACCGCTTCGGAAACCATCACGGGACCGGCGAACGTGGCAACGGGCTTCACGGCTACCAGCACGGCGGCAGTCGGTGAATTGGCTGTCATCTACGCGGCTGCTTAAGGGTCAACAACACAGGTTTATTTACAGGAATCGCACAAATGAAAATCGCACTTGACCAAGCCGCTTTCGATATGCTCGCGCGAGATTACGGCATCCATTTCATGTCCAAGCCCGGCGAAAAGCCGTTGCTGTTGCAGGCCATGGACCGTGAATTGGCGTGGGATGCACAACCGCAGTTGGTGACTTCCGCCAACTCGGGCATTCTGTCGCTGTTCACCACGTATGTGGACCCGCGCATCATCGAAATTATGATTCAGCCCACGAAGGCCGCGCAGCTTTACGGCGAACGGAAGATGGGCGATTGGACCGAAGACACCGCAGCTTTCCCGGTGGCGGAACGCACGGGCGTTACCACGTCCTACGGCGACTATGCCGAGGGTGGCGTGTCGGGCGCAAACGTGAACTGGCCGCAGCGTCAGTCCTACCACTACCAGATTTTCACCCGTTGGGGCGAGCGCGAATTGGAGCGCAACGCCAAGGCGAAGATTGATTGGGCGAACCAACAGAATGAAGCGTCCGTGCTTGCCCTGCGCAAGTTCCAAAACGCGTCCTACCTGTTCGGCATCGCCGGCTTGCAGAACTACGGCGATGCCGAACAGG